ACGCTGAGTTCGAAGTTCTCGCACCCGCCTTCGATGCCGTCACTGGTGGCTCATGGGCCACTGCCGATGTCGTCGGCAACGATGGTGTCGACACTCTGATCTACGCATACGTTGACACGGTTCCGGGTCAGCTTTGCCTAGCTGGTGGCTCTGGCGGAACGGTCTCGACCCTTCCGGTCGCCCGTCTCGTGCAGGTCGAGTCCACCAACTCCATCATCATCGCTGGCCTACGAGGCACTCACTAAGTCCTCGGACTAGGAAAGGTACACACCATGTCATCCCTCACCGTTGCAGGTGGCCTCAAGCCACGAGTAGCTCGCAAGTCTGACGACTACGTGACCGAGATCCTCGCCCGTCGAGGTACCCCGGACGGCTCGTCACGCATGACGCACGAGTCCAAGGTCAAGAAGATGGCTCTCATCCTTCAGGATGAGGTCAACGGCATCCGTCGCCTCGGCGTCGGCATGATCGGCCCGATCCAGTTGAAGCTTCGATACCAGGGTATCGTCCGCAACGTCCTCGTGGAAGACCCGGTAACGCCGGGTACTCCGGTCGAGTACGACGTGTGGGACGACCTCGGTCAGGCCTACATCATGAACGGCACCGATGGTGAAGTTCGTGTGACGCCGTTCGAAGGCAAGCGAGTTCCGATCTTCTTCTTCCGCATCGCCAGCCGCCCGGCTGTCCGTAAGGAAGACCTGTTCTACCTCCGCATCAACGTGGTCGAGCAGGCTCAGGACGAGACCAAGCAGGCCATCATGAAGCAGGAGGACAGCCGCCTCATCGTCCTCCTACAGGCTGCCGAGAACGACTACGCCACCCGCCCCGATCACGTCATCACCCCCTACCACAACGTGACCGAGACCAGTGGCTACTTCACGCCGCAGAGCTTCTACACCGCCGTCGCACAGACGGACATGCACGAGATCGTTTCCGGTCGAGTCCTAGTCAACCCGCTTGACTACCGTGACTTCTTCCGCTGGGACATCAACACGACCGGTTGGGCCTTCAAGGACCGAGTGGTTGCTGGTGAGCAGATCACGACCTACGGCGAGTTCCAGATCCAGCGCTCGATCATGCAGACGCAGGGCGAGATGTTCCTGCTCCCGAACCCCGACTTCCTCGGTGTGTTCCCCGTCCTGTACTCGCTCGACGTGGAAGAGAACCACTCGGTCGAGGACTTCTGGAAGGGCTGGGTCTTCGATGAGATGGTCAGCATGGCCGTCCTCAACCCTCGTGGCATCGCCTCGATCACCAAGTCGTAAGGAGACTTCCCAATGCCTCGCTCAGTATCCATCCTCCCCGGCAACTACAACGTCGAGCTTCCCAACGGGATCTCGTACAGCGCCACCTATGCCACCACGACCGCTGGTCCGACCGTCATCCTCACGGATGAGGAGTTCGCCAAGGTCGGGGCTGTCGGTGCCGGTACGGGCCTTCAGGACAACGGCAACGTCGGTACCTCGGTAGTCACCGCACAGGGTGTCGCAGTCACGGCAGTCACCGCAGCTAACGCTACGGACGCTACCTCGGCTATCACTCTGGCCAACGCCAACAAGGTCGTCATCAACAACATCATCAGCAGCCTCTCGGTTGCCGGTGGCGCCCTGGCCTAGTCCAGCCGACATCCTACTGCTTGGACTGCCCTCTCCCCCGTCCAGCAGTCTCGTGCCCCCACCCGGTTGTCCTCGCTGGGTGGGGGCACACCCATGTCTACGGTCTGCTATACTAGATCGGCCCTAGAGGAACGAGGACACCATGAGCAAGCGCACCGGCAACGGCGTCATGATCGGCATCATCACCGCAGGGAGCCTTCAGACGCACTGCGTGCAGTCACTCTTGAAGGTGGTCGAGGCGAAGGCCGCAGAGGAGATCGTCATCCGCACGTGCGGTCCCTATCTGGACATGGGGCGCAACAACATGGTCGAGATCTTCCGCAACGAGTACCCCCACTGCGACCGCCTCCTCTTCGTGGACTCCGACATCGGCTTCACGCCCGAGCACGTCCAGCAGCTAGTGGACGATGACCTCCCCATCGTGGCCGGAGTGTACCACTCCCTCTACGAGACGGGCATCCATCCCATCGTGCACCAGTGGGTCGAGGAAGGTGGGCGTATGAGGCTCCCCCTCATGAAGAAGTGGAACCGCCCGGAGGACGAGCACCTCGTGCCGGTCGATGGAGTGGGCGCAGGCTTCCTCATGATCCACCGCAGCGTGGTCGACAAGTTCGCCGCCATCTACGGTCCCCCGCAGATCTGGTTCGGCATCGACCACCGTGCTGGCGTCGAGCTAGGCGAGGATCTGACCTTCTGCGTCCGTGCCAACGACCTCGGCATCCCCGTTGTGGTCGATCGTCGGGTGCAGGTGGCCCACCAGAAGTCACTCGTCCTCCAAGGCCCCTACAACGAGCAGCCCTGATCCAGCCTGTCTTGACCCCCTAGTCTCCTACTAAGAGATGAAGACTCCATTGTGAGTCCCTACCCTGAGGAAAGGTACCACCGATATGAGCACGACCTTGCAGCAGCCGATCCTGATCCGCAACACCAAGCCCGGCCCGACCGTCTTCACCGACGCCAAGTCCGGTGCCGAGATCACATGGGGTGGCGCCAACGACGCCATGGGCGACGACGTGCAGGCTGTCGACGCTGACCTCCTCAAGAACACCGAGTTCCTCCGCTCCCTGAGCCGTGGCACGTTCGAGGTCGAGTCGGCTCCCGCCGATGTCCTCGCCGCTCTCGAAGGGCACCTGAACTCCCCGGCCCTCCGTCGCCAGGCAGCCAACTGGGCAGCCAAGCAGGCTACCGAGGCCAGCACTTCGATCGAGAAGATCGAGCGCACCGACAAGAACGACATCGTGTCGGTCACCTGCGTCGGCCCGAACACTCGTGGCGACGGCACCTGCGGAGAGCAGATCGCTGTCCGTGAGAACGCCAAGAACGAGAAGGCGCCTCTCTGCCCGACGCACGCACAGCTTGCTCCGCAGTACGTTCTAACCGAGGACGGCGGATGGGTCCGAGTGGGCCTAGCCGCACGACAGACCCATCAGCCCATCACCTCGTAAGGGACCAGCATGACTACTCCTTCCATTGACACCGACATGAGCGGCACGTTGCTGACTACTGAGTGGGGCAACCCGCCGCAGAGTCAGCCTGCCGGTGTCGACAACTACCAAGGCTACGGCGCCACGGGCCAGGGTCTTCAGAAGGTCTACAAGTACCTCTACGACCCTGCCGACAACGTAGCGCCCCTACTTGAGTCCGAGGGTGGCCTAGGCGCCCAGGAGCAGAAGTGGGTAGGCGAGGTCCAGATCCTACAGCAGGCCGACCCGGCATTCCTCGCTGGCGAGATCGTAGCCGATGTCGTCTTCGAGAACCCTCTCAACACGCTCAACGAGGAGACTCGTGCCCGCAGCGCTGGCGAGAACGTGGTCGACTTCGATGCTGTCGTAGACCCGATCGTCCCCGACCCGATCGCCTACGGCGTGACGGAGGAGACCAAGGTCGAGGAGACCCCCGCAGAGGCCCCTCAGGAGACCGTAGAAGCCCCCGTCGTCGCAGAGACGCCCGTTGTCGCTCCTGAGCCTGTAGAGGCCCCTGTGGTCGATGAGGCCCCGGTCGAAGCCCCCGTCGAGAACCAGGAGTAACCCATGCCGAACAACCCCGCATACTCAGCCGTCAACGGCGTCCCTGTCAACTACATCCCCGGCGACTGGCCGGAGACCGCAGACCAGCGTGACTCCAACGAGAAGGCCTTCACCACGGGCGTCGGCCAGGAGCGTAGCTCCGCCGTTCAGGTGCCCGAGGCTGCTCAGGCCGCTCTCGAACTCTCGGGTGACGAGCGCCTGTACCCCGAGGAGATCGTGGCCATCGAGGTCGCCGCTCCTTCGGCACTCACGCCGGACATCGCTGGCAAGCAGGCATCGCAGACGCCCTACGTCAACTACCACCTCTTCCCGTAAGGACTCCGCATGGCAGATCCCCTACAGCCACCGCTCCCGCAGCCGCCCAACTGGGGTGCCTACGTCGCTGGTGTCGACACGATCCAGTGGTACTACCTGACTGAGGCTGACGAGGCTGCTACCGCTGCCTACTTCTTCGCTCAGAAGATCACCAACCCGCAGTACGTCAACGCCTTCCTCGGTGCTGTCGTCGCCAAGCCTTCGGGTAGCACTCCTGGCAT